CAACATCTAGTTTAACTGCAAACTTCTTGGACTTTAGAGCCACAACTACAAATGGAATATATCCAACATTACTACTAAACTCTGGGGCACTAAACTATTATGTTAATGGTAGTACAGTAATTACAGGATCAAGTCCATCAATTTCAACTTGGCATCATATTGCATTAGTTAGGAATTCTGGAACTACAAAATTATACTTAGATGGAACTGCAACTGGTAGTGCGTATACAGACAGTAATTCTTACTTAGTGGGCAGTGCGATTGCAATAGGATCGAGTTCATATACATTGGGATCTAGTTATTTCAATGGTTATATAGACGATCTTAGAATAACCAAAGGCGTCGCTAGATATACCGCTAACTTTACACCACCAGCATCTGCATTTTTAACGCTATAAATACAATATGAGTTTCCCACTAAGCCCCACTAATAACCAAATTGCCACATTGAATGGTATCAATTACCAGTACAACAGTGCCACTACCTCATGGACTATCAGCGCCGAAACCAATTGGTTGTGGGCAGCGCCAACACCTATTGCCAACTGATGGACAACAGTATAGTTGGGACGAAACAAATCAAGTTTGGACCACTGAACGATTGTTTTAGTCCATTGTAATAAATACAATACACCGGAAAAATATCATGCAAAAAATTAAAAAACTATACCGAAAAGATTATGCAGGCGAACAAATTATTAAACAACTGACTTATTCTAGCGGTGCCTGGATGCATGATGTAGAATTTGCACCCAATAAAGTTATCAACAATCAAATTTCTAACAATGCAGTAATAATTGGAAACGGGCCTAGTAGGCTGGATTTATATCCTCAAGGTAATTTGCTAGATATGTTAAAGAGACATCGAGGGGGGTTGTTGGCAGCTGGGACACTTCAAACCTATGGTTGTAACGCAATTGTGCGTGACTTTACTCCTGATTTTGTTGTTTGTAACGATATTATGGCATCTGAAATGATTAATGGCGGATACTGTGATAAAACCATTGTGTACGGTAATGCAAACTTAGTATTGGCCTATCCTGGAAAATTCTATTTAATACCACAAGATCCAAGTTGGGATATGGGAACCATTGCCGCATACCTTGCATGTTTTGATGGTCATACTACTGTATATTTAATGGGATTTGACGGGCATACCAGTGAAGAATATCATCATATGAATGTGTATTCTGGCACCACTGGATATCCGGAAGTAACGGAACCCACTACAGAAGAATTTTTTACAATAGCAATGCAACAGGTTATGGACATTTATAGCAATGTTGCCTTTGTACGGGTAGTACCAACGGAAAATTTCTATATGCCCGAGCGATGGAAATATCAATTAAATCTTAAACAAATAACATTCAATGAATTTGTTAAAGAAGTTGACCTATAAAACTGTTTCTAACGTTCGAATTTTATCAATTACACTAGCAAATCGAAACGTGCGCCAAACTCCGGGATGTAGGGGTCGGGGATAATCATCCAAATGTACCCAACAATAACCGCGATGCTCATGATTTAACGTTGGAACAAATTCTTCGTCCACATTTATAACATAAGTATGGTATTCAAATTTACTAACATCACTGGTGAACTTTTCAATTGGGATTAGTTTGGCATCTTTTATTACGCCACCTAGTTCTTCTGCTATTTCTCTATGCAAGCCCTCAACAACTGTTTCCCCAAATTCTATTTTTCCACCAACCAATCCCCATGACCCACTATGTTTACTTCCGTTGCGGAGTAAAAACAAATATCTGTGCGTCTTTTTGCAGTAGATCAGTGCCCCGGCACTGATCAAATTGACAACATCCATTCGCCCGCCCGGTACACCCCGTCGTACGATTTTGTCCAAGAATTGTTTTGCCATTTGTATTGAATGCCTGTTGTTAGATTAGTTACATAGTTTAACACATTTACTGTTTGACTGTCAAATATAACGCTCCAGTGGGTACCGTTGTATCTAATTATATCATTTTCATTTGCAACTAAATCCTGCCCGTCATGCCCGCGCCATCCCACCGCACCCTGACTGTTACTAAAACTTCCTATACTATTAATAATAAGATATTGTGTTCCGGTGTTTGTTGATGCAAGATAGCTATTAACATCAACAGTATGCGGATCAATTATAGCATTAATTGGTGGCAGTGTGTTGGCTGGTAATGTATCGGGAAATGGAGTATACAACAATAGTCCAGGATCTGTGGGATGCGTTGCAACCGTACCAATTATTTCACTGCCATTTGGTTGACTTAATCGTATTTGGCTACTACCGCTTATAAACTTGCCATACTCATCTAATAGGTTGGACCAGGCATTTTTCACCGTTGTATTTACATCTAATTCAATACCATTATTGGTAACAATATCTTGAGGTTTTAATAATTTAAGAGTATAATACGGGGTAAAACTATTAGTGCCCGACGTCATTAATACCCCATAGTTTAATACACTAACAATTTGTTGACCCAAACTTTGTAAACTTTGCAAGTCCTGGAAGTTTGTAATAACGGTTTGAATAACACCCATCTTTTTAACCTTGACGCTGGTGCTTAGCCAAATTGGCAGTTCAAAAGTCATACTAGAGATATCAATTGGCTCTTCGCCACTTGTGGGTATATTTCTACTAGTCCAAGTCATCTCGGTCATAATAGCATAACTCAAACTAGTCCAATCAATATAATTGTCGGTACTTTGCACTTCCAGTGCTGGATTAAATAATGCACTTAATTGTTCAATTAATTGTAGTTTTTGTTCGGTGTTACTGGTCCATATATCCATTTTAAGTGTTAACTTGTAGGGACTTGGCATCAAACGTTCCACTGTGTATGCCTCGCCCTGATTTTCGCCATAAGTACCTGTGACTGGATCAAATTCTCTTTGGCGTATTTGCATGCTTTGTACAAGACTGGGATCACGCAATCTGGTTTGATCATAGGAAAGTGCTGTGATATAAACCGCCATTGCAGGCACCGTGTTGAGAGTATTCTCGCTATTGTTGCGAAGAATCTGGGCCGCTTGTCTACTGGGGTCACCGTACATCACAGGAACACGTTGTAAACTAGTTACACCATTTGCATCGGCACCAAATTCCACGTAGAAGTTTGAAACCATGCGTATGAACTGGCTTATAAAGCGTCGTATCTGTCCGTCGTAAAAATAATTGGTGGGAGTGGTCATTTAGTTGTCGGCTTTCGGAGTTAGGGCAGTACTGAGACTTTGACGCTCTTTTACAGTCTTGCCATCATTGTTGACAAAGGTATTGGTATCGTTTAGGAACGTACCCAATAGTGTTTGATTTGTTGCGCCCGGCGTCAAACTTGTGCGTTGCACATCATTGATTGCAACCCACCGTGCACCATCAAAACGAAATACACGATTTGGCAAGTAATCTGTTCTTAAAAAGTAATCTCCCAATATTGGTGTTGATGGAAAAGCAATACCTACCCCCAACGGGAATCCATCAGGAGCAGTTGCACTTCCAGTCAAGTAACCTTTGATTACTGTATCAGGAGTAATTGGGCCTTCATCGGCGGTATCTTGCACATTGCTGGCGGTGTCCAATACATTGTCGGTGGTCTTATTGGGTTGATCTGCAATAGTACCTTTAACATTGAGTGGTTTGATATAAAAACTACTGGTATCAAACCCACTTAGCGGAACATTACTGGTTGCTTCAGCAATAACTGCATCATTGATTTTTAAATTTATGTTTAACGTACTTAAAATATCGCCTGTGGTTGATGCAGTTCCTGGGATAATACTGTTGATAATATCCTTGTATTCTTGCCCATCTACTAGAGGATTAAGTTTAACACGCCAAAGATGCGGCCACCAAGTTGGGGAGAAGCCCTCTGCAGGCCAACTACCATCGCTGACCACATAGTAGCGTTTTAATGCGGCCGGCACATCTTGATTCAGTGCATCATAATCTGTCAAATGTTGAAGTTCCAATACATCACCGGCCATTAGTTTTCTGCCAATCATATCCACCATGTCACATAAGTGGAAAGTCATAAACATAGTGCCAGTGGCTAAAAATAATCCAAATTGGCTTAGATCAAAATCTTGGTCTGCACGCTGGTAAATGCCACGCATTTTGTAAACATTGGGCTCATACTTACGATCTCTGTTCTCCATCCAAAGCAAGTCTTGAATATTTTGCTCGCTTTGATTGGTGTAGCTGGGCTGAGCAGCACTGGCACTGATGCCTATCATTACACCCATGCCCAATGCAGATGTTGTGTTGTTGCTGATAGTGATGGTTGATGCATCTTTTGCAATAACAGTGGAGTTCAGGGGAACTCCTTGAGCAGTAACGGTATCACCAATATTGATTGCACTGGTATCAGGTAATGTAATTACAGGGCCTGCACTGCCCTGTGCTGCAGTGGTTGCAAGTTGTACGCCTTGGCTGGTTGGGCCCAAATATTTGTGCAACAGGATGCCCGTTCCACCTATGGTAAACATTTCTGATATGCGTCTATCAAAAAATTTATAATCGTTTGTGTGTTTACCGTTTTTCCAGAGTGAGAGTCTAGCCACCTGCGAATCCTCAGAATATCATGTATTTAGCCTGTTGCGTTATAGCAACGGGTGGATTTGACAGATTTTGATAGATATAGTATAATAGGGTTTTAGTTAGGAGAATACTATGGCGGTTGTAGCTGGCATCAAGATCAAAACGAAGCAGACAAAAGTTCGTAATCCCGCGTTACATGACGAAAAGTACACTGGGGGCGAACCTGATTGGAGCGAAGAAGATTTAAATTTGAGCAATGCAGACTTTGATCATAAACTCCGTAGAAGTTTTTATTACTACAATTACTACTACAACCAAAAGGACGCCCGCAAGAACATTGTGGAGTATTTGAAGCGCAACGAGAAAAAGTATACCAAAGAGCAGGCCAAAGCGTTTGAGCGTAGCTCAGACAAAGCAATGCCAATGACTGCCTGTTGCATAATTATGGCACACATTCGTGCCAATATGCCCCTTAAGACTAGACATATTGAGTTTTTAGATCAGTGCATATTAGATGCGATCACAAAAGCCGAGCCCGAAGCAGTAGAAGTCGTCGCAGACACAAAAGTCGTTGGCAAAGTACCCACTATTCAAGATCGCTTACAGGAAAAAACCAGTGAGATTATTGGTGAGTTAGAAGGACATTACGATGATGTTGTACTAAGCACCAAGACTACATTCAAACCCTATGACTATCTGGTCAGCAACAACGTAGTACAAAGCCAATTGGGCAAGTATGAATCGGTGTACGCTTCTCGCAAAGCAGAACTTGAGGAGGCAATGGCTAAAAAAGATGAACAACTTCGAGAAGGGTACTCCCACTACAAGGCCGCGGACTTCAAACGAGTGATTGCTTGGATTGACAATCTAATGAGTGCGATTGAACAATATCGTGGTGTTAAGAAATCGCTTAAGAAAGCAAAAGTTCGCAAGGCCCCCAGTAAAGAAAAAGTTATTGCAAAACTCAAGTATGCAAAGACTGATCCTGTACTTAAAATTGTCAGCATCAATCCTGCAGATATTGTAGGGGCATCCGCCTTATGGGTTTATAATATTAAGTCAAGAAAATTAGGCAAATTTGTTGCGGCCGCATATCAAACACTTAATGTTAAAGGAACTTCGATCACTAATTTTGATACTGATAAAAGTATTAGCAAGACGTTGAGAAAGCCTGATGAGAAACTTAAAGAATTTGCTAAAGCAGGTAAAATAGCCCTGCGTAAATTTATCGAAGACATCAAAGCAACTGAAACTAAAATGAATGGTCGTATCAGTACTGATGTTGTTCTACTGAAAGTCGAGTAATCCCAAGTTCTGTCCGAATCCTGTTATAAATACACTATAACAGGATTTCTTCATGAGTCAATATAGCGTACCCAATAATCAATCAATTGATGGCAATTTAAGTGTGTTTGGTAGCATACCCACAGGCAACTTATACGATCCCAATACAGGTACCGGTCCGGGCCCAATTGCATTTGACACTACATCAGTAAACAGTTCAGACCTACAACGAGCCGCAATCACAGATTATATTCGCATGCGTTTGGGTGATGGTATAGTGGATGTTGAACTTGAACAAGAGCATTATAAAATGGCAATTGATCAAGCACTGGTAAAATACAGACAACGTGCTGCAAACTCCGTAGAAGAAAGTTATTGTTTCCTAGATTTGTTGCCCGAGACACAGGAATACATACTACCCCGAGAGATTATGAACGTTAGAGCCGCCTTTAGACGCGGTATTGGCAGTGTAACAGGCACAACTGCTAGTCAATTTGAACCATTTGCCAGTGGTTACTTAAACACATATATGTTAGTTGCTGGTCGAGTTGGCGGCTTAACAAACTATGAATTGTTTGTGGACTATCAGAAACTAGCGATGAAAATGTTTGGCGGTACACTGAACTTTACATTCAATCCGGCATCAAAGAAATTAACTATTGTGCGTAAAATGCCCTATGGCTATGGTGGAACTACTGGTAACGATACTGGTCAAAACCCCTACGAATCAGTACTACTTTGGATTGATAATCTTAAACCAGACCAAATGATTTTGAATGATAACTTTTCTTTTCCCTGGATACAGGACTATGCTTACAGTTTTGCTAAACGACTATTGGGACAAGCGTACAGCAAGTTTAGTACTATTGCTGGTCCACAGGGCGGCACAAGTTTAAATGGTGCTGCTATGGTTAGTGAAGCACAAGCTGAAATGGAAAGATTAGAGTACGAGATTGTCAATTATGTTGACAATGGACGGCCATTAACTTGGGTAACTGGCTAATCTTAGCTATTGACTTCACTACATAAAAATGTAATAATGTTCCTAAAGGGGCGTTTTTATGATTATAGGCCTAGTGGGTTTTATTGGTAGCGGCAAAGATACTGCCGCTGATTATTTGGTAAACTTTCATGGATATCGTAGAGAAAGTTTTGCTGGCAGCTTAAAAGACGCAGTGGCAAGTGTATTTGGGTGGGATAGACAAATGCTCGAGGGCAGAACCACACAAAGTCGAGCTTGGCGCGAGCAACCAGATGCTTGGTGGAGCGCGAGATTGGGCAAAAGCATAACTCCGCGATGGGTATTACAATACTGGGGCACAGAAGTTATACGTGATGGATTCCATGACGACATGTGGATAGCCAGTTTAGAAAACAAAATCCGAACCAGTCGAGACAACATAGTAATAACCGATTGCAGATTCCCCAACGAGATCAAAGCCATACAAGCACAAGGTGGAAAGATAATTTGGATACAACGCGGTCCAT